TTTTCCATTCCAACACTTTTCCGCCAGATACTCCTCCACCGCTATTATCTACTTGAGGGACTTTATTTGTAAATTCTGTTTTCATTTGATCCAGCGTTTCAGAATCTAACTTAGACATTTTTTCTCTAAGGTTTTCTGGGAAAGACTCAAGTAACCGTTCTTTTCTTGTTTGCTCTATTGAATAGAATTTTTGAGCATCATCTTTAAACTTGTCACGGTCAGTCTTGGCTTCTTCATATAGATTCCGCCAGTCTTCACGTTCCTCGGCATCAGCCGTTGTTTTTTCTTTAATAGATGTTTTTAATTCTAACAATTCAGCCTGGAGACCTTTTATCTCCATAGTTTTAGTTTCATTGAGTTCCTTGAAACGGTATCCTGGAACACTATAATCACCAGCTTTTTCGTTGCTGCCTACGGCTTCAGTTTTTACATCCTGACCGATGGATTCAGTTTTTACGTCCTGACCGACTTCTTCATTTGACATTTGTATCCTCTTTTGTGAGTTATCCAACTTTTATTGTTGTTCGCCCTGTGGCGAGTTTGAAATTAACTTTCAAATTTTTATCAATATGCTCATCAATATTCTTATCAATAAGCCTTGCAATTTTATTGTTTAAAATATCATATCCTTTTTTTGCCCACCCACCTGCAACATTAGCTGCTTCTTTATTTGTGAATCCAACCGTTTGCTTTTCGTTAGATCCCTCTGAACTGATTCTTTTATAACTGTCTAAGGTATTTCCAGAAAAAGTTAAATCAACAAATCCTATTTGCCTCGATTTTCTACCATGGACTGATTTATAAGATGCGTATTTAGGAGAGTATTTTCTATTAGTAGCTGTATTAGGAACTTCCCTAATCGTATCAACTACTGTATTAGCTGAAGCATCAGCAATATCTTCTAAGGTTTTTAATTTTATTTCAGGGATCACGTTTAAAGGTTTAATTGCCATCTAATTTAAATACCTGCTCTAAATCACGTTCATCAAATTGTTTTTCTAACTCTTGTTTTTTATACATAGATTTACTTGTAAACGGTCTAAACTCGTGCCTACAATTATAATGAGTTCCACTTTCAAACACTCCTGGAAAGTTTCTATTGATTTGAGCCAATGTCATTGGGCCAGAAGCCATTACCTGTAAACAGGAGTCGCTCGTTCTTGGGTCTCTTGGGCCAGAAAATATATAGAGTTTGTTCTTAGGGGAATTAATCGCCATCTGCTTTGTGACAGCTCTGTTGAATTTAGCCATTGAATCATTAAACAATGCAGTTGCCTGGGACTTAGATAAAACTCCTAATTGACCTTTGGTTAAGCGATCTACAAAAACTTCTCTTGGCAATCCGTTAATGATTGATTCAGTAAACAAACCTTTCATATGCACATAAGTATTGTCAAATTTAGACCTATAAATATTTAAATCAGTTTCTACTAAAGCCCTTAACGTGGTTTCATCTACATCAGCGAATCCATCCATAGACCTCAAAGCCTCTATGTAAGATTGCCCCACTTTATCTATTTCTGATTTAAATCCGAGTTCAACCTCGAATAACTCTTTAAAGTTTATTTTCCCAATAGCTATTAATAATTGCTCTTGAGTTGCATTAGAATCAAAAGTTTTTTGATACAAAAAAGCTATCTTATTTAAAGCAGTTTCGTATTTGGTTCCAAATTGTTCAGGAAGATAAGGCATTAGCTATCTAATATATCCGCTAAGGTTGTCTGTTGAGAAACTTCTTCAGGTTTTTCAGGGACTATCTCGGCAACCTTCGCATCTAATTCTTCATTGCTTAGGTCTGGATTATATTTACGCAACCAATCTTTCGTGGTAGATAAATTATTATCCCATTCCCATCCCCATTGTTCCCTTTCTTCACCAGCAGTAAGGGGGAAACGTGGCTCTGAAAAGTCTACACTAAAATCTTCAGAAACTCTAATGCCGTGAACCTCTAAGATTGCACGATCAGTTTCAAATCTTTTATTCTCTACACCTCTCCAAATCATTTGATAATCTGACATAACAGATTCGGTTAAATCTATTTCAGCCATCTTTAATGATTCACCACTTATAGTAGCTTCCCGACCTATTGACCATTTGACTTTTAAATTATTATTGTAAGCGACCGAATCAACATAAAATCTTACAGCGTTTAGATAAGCATCTATGTTAGCACCAGGCGAAACGAATTGGAATGATGCGCCTTCTGGAAGTACCATCGGTTTATCAACCCCCAGCGATACTTCACTTGCACTATCAATTCCTGTAATAACTGGCTGACCTAACGCCTGTAATCTCATAGCCAGACCAAGTTCGGTCATTAATAAATTAATCATTAGATTAGCGTTCACAATATCACTTGCACCGTTACGAATAAAATCAGTTGTATAAGGATGGCGATGGCAGATGGTAAAAGGCATACGACCATAAGGATTAACATTGCCTTCATTTACTGATTCAATTCTTCCGCCCTGATGAATTAAGAAATGTTCATCGGCTGACCAATAAGCATAAACAACTTCATTCGATCTCGATTGTCCGTGATTATAAATTGGATAAGTATATGCAAACGGTTGCCTTGCTCTTGCTTCAAATATAGGTTCAAACTCAATTATTTGATCATACTCTATTTTGTTTTCTTCTTCATTAAATCTACTCCTAATCAAGTGGGAGCCTAATAAATATGTCAAGCGTTCAGCTGTTAACATTGCTTGGTCTAAGTCTTTTACGTTATCCAGATATTGTTCGTTCTGCCTTACTGGTGGCGTTTTATATCCAATCGCACGAGCGTTGATTAGCTTAGATGTTATATTTTGGACTATTAATGGCACCTCTATATTCTTCAAAGGAAAGTATTTCCCTAAGTCGGTTTCCATTTCACCTTGAATTCCTTCATAATATGATAAACTGCGATAGCGGTTTTCCACGTTATCTGTCGTTATATCTGAAAGAAATTCTTTAAGGGAACTTCTTACATGGTCTTTAGTTTCAACTATCATTTTTTCTTTACCATTTAATTGAGGTTGCTATGCGTTGAACTATGGGCCACTTGTATGAAATCAAATATGAGGCAGCATCTAAACTATGAGTCAATTCGATATTACTCTTATCAATGCCACCTTTTCTATCTCGCTGAACTTGTTCTAAATCTTTTATTAAATAAAGGCACTTAGGATCGATGGTCATCTTTACAGCACCGTTAGCATCTTGTAGTTTTCTATTGAGTGCATTCAATCTATCTCTATGGCTCGGATGTCCTCTTGATGCTAAAACTCTATATCCGTGATCTTTCAAAATTTGATGATCACTGCGGTTTGAAGTCGTGCTTCTGGCAGATCCAGCTGGATCGGGATAACATTCTTTAGCTTTAGGCCATAACGATTTCATCTCCTGGGCTAATGCTTCAGTAGAGGAATTATGCCTTCTTATCTCATCTATATAATGAACCGTCTGGTCTGAATAAACACAAGCAAGGACAGCCGTCATATAATCTACATTGAAATCAATCCCGATAATAAAATTACTTGAGAGTTCTTCTGCTTTAACCACGTGCTTTGATCTATCAAAAGCCCACGCTGCACGGTTAGCAGCTGTCTCAAAACTCGCCATAAATTCTTGCTTATAAGCTCTTTCATCTAAATTGCTTTTTGCCAGTTCTAATTCTTTTTCATCTACAAAGCCACCATCAATAGTTTTATATTGCCAAGACTCCCATAGTTCATCATCGCCTTGACCTTTTAAAAAGTAATCATAGAAATTATTATTACTAAATCCATCTGGCGTTCCAATCATCATAGCACCGCCATGAGTAGTTGTAAGCATGGGATAAATCACCTCTTCAAATACTCCAGACTTTTGATAGGCATATTCATCCAGGACAACTCTTGATAGTTCTGCACCTCGTAATGAATCACTTGCATCGCTTCCCTTAATCGCAATCGTAACACCTAACCGAGTACAACTCAGCTCCGTCTCGTTGATCTTCCAATCTGGTTGGCTCCTGATAATTGATTTTAGTATCGGCCATACTGTTAGTTTGCCTTGTCTGTATGTCGGACTTAAATACCAGCGATTCTCGCCCTGCAACATCTCCCCTTTTAAAAGATACATTAACCCCAGAACCGATTTTCCGAATCTCCGCCCTGCCGTGATTACTTTGAATCTGGCTGGATGGCTTAGAATCTCTCTTCTTTCCTTTGTTAAAATCAGTTCCATTCATCTGTCTTTAACTTTATCTTTAACTTTATCTTTATCCATATCTTTATCTTTATCTTTATAGCCTTAAAATAAATTTTAAGGGGCTATTAAGAAGCTACCTAAGGGGCTTCTTTCTCATCTAAAATATCATCTCCAAATTCAAGAACTCTTATAGGTTTGACTTCTTCGGTAACAATATATTCAGTAGACTTGCCTTCTGTACGATCTAATACTTCTTTAATTGCATTAAGGTTTCCTTGATTAGCCATCCGCACTAACTTATTTAATAAATCTTCTCGCTTGGTCTTTTCATCAACTTCAGTATCAAGTATCTTATTTAATATATCCCTGGCTGCATTACGCCTACCATTAGGATTGTTAATTTGACCTTCCTTGAAGCGGTTACCTATTTTATTTCCTTTTTCAAACGGCATGTTATTATTAAGTTAT